CGGATGCCTTCCTCTGAAAAATCTGTCTCCATCTGCGCCACATTTTCCGCCCATGTATCCTTTGCTTGAGATACCTGCTCAAACTTGGAATTAAATTCCCCGATAAAAGCGCCAGCCTCTGCAGTAAGCCCTTCCTCTGTAGCACCCAGCTCCTCTATCTTCCTTATAATTGCATCCAACTGCCCTGCACTCTCTTCAGAGCCATCGGACAATTTTGCTATCATGTCATCACTCAGCCCATAATCAGCAGCTTTCTGCAGGTTTTCCGTATAAAGGTTTAAATACGCTATCTGGCTCTCCATTGCCTTTTGCATGTCTGATACACTCTGCTCAGATTCCGTCTTCATGATATCAAACAACCCAATCTGACCTTCAATGCTCTCCCTGGCGGATATGTAAGCTGCATCATACTCCTGCGCCAACAGAGAAATCTCATCGGAGACGGACATAACGGCTGCCGCCACTGCCTCGGACGATGTCATTACATGCTCGGCTGCGCCTTCCGCCGCGGCTCCGGTTTTATCCCACGACTGGGCTATTTCATCCAGCTCACGCTCATTTTCCGCAAGAATACCCTGCATTTCGTCCAATTCTGCCGTAACAGCATTCAGTCCTTCTTCTGCTGCTTGCAAGTCCTTATACTGGTCTGAAAAATAGAACCCAAGGCTAGCCAGCCCGCTTGTGTCGTACTTGGTCCTCTCATTGACATAATCAAAATATCTCTGCTCTGCCTGAGCATATCGCTCCTGCGCTGCTGTCTTTTCGTCCGTAGCTTCCGCTATTTGTTCCTCCAAGGGTTCCATTTCCTTCAAAAGCTGTACATAACGGGCATACTGTTCATTAAACAAATCCTGCTGCGCCTGCGCCTCCGCCATTGCCGTAAGGGCGGCAACCGTATTTTCCTGATTTACAATCAAATCATCATAGGACAAATTCAGCCCGTCAATGCTCCCGTTTAACTCATCAATGATAGCCTGCATCTGCTGTTGTGTCCCTGTAGTATGTTCCGTGGATGCAGCCAAATCCGAAAGCTTCTGAATAAGCGCCATTGTCCCGACTTCCTGTGTATGGATTGCGGACACATTGCCCTCATAGGCAGAAAGCATATTATTATGCGCCTCCTCCATTGCATCGCATTCCGCAACAAATTCCTCCAATGTCTGCTTATTTGCCTCAAAGCTCTCGTTTAAATCGTCCATCTGGTATTTTAGACGAAGCGCTTCTTCTGACATTTCCCCATGCGCCTCAACCGCTGCCTCATATTCCGCATTTAACTGCTGCAATTCGTCATATTGCCGCCTCGTCGATGCCGTCCATGACCTATACTCATCTTCGGAATCACCCAAAACAGAAACAAATGCGACTATGCCTGCTGTCAATGCGGCAACTGCTGTAACCGCACGAAATACAGGATTCATGCCAAGAACCGCCGTCCATGCCTTTGTCGCCAGCTCGGCAGCAACTGTCGCTATCTTATACCCGCCAAGCGCCACTGTTATGGCTGCAACCGCAACCGCTCCCCCGGTAAGCGCTGCCGTAAATGCCGGATGGTTCCTGATATACTCCGTCACCCTGTCCGTCACATCGGCTATTCCATTATAAAGCGTGCCAATAACAGGGTTTAAGTCATCCCCTATTGCAATCTGCAAATTTGCAAAACTGTTCGTCATGCGCTGGTTTGCAAACTCTGTTGTACTCGTCATCGTTGCATAAGCGGCCTGTGTGGTTCCTGCCGAGTTCCGCAGTTTCTCAAGGTTGACATTAAACTGCTCCAGCCCCTGATTCACTATCGCATTTGCAGCCTTTCCCGCTTCCGCGCTGCCCCACAGGTTCATAAAAGCCTCACTGTCACGGTCTGCACCCTCGTATACAATCGCGAGCACGTCTGCAAGCGTATACCCGTCATTCATCAACTGCCCAAAAGATTTCCCCGTTTCCTCAACCAGTATATTTGCCACCTCTGAACCGCTCTTTCCTAATTCGTTAAACATGCCGGAAAGATACGTCGTTGATTCCTCTACGCTGATTCCCGCCTTAGTCAGGCTTATATATCCCGATTCCAGATTATAAAGATCAATGGAATAAGCCGACGCTGTACTGATAGCCTTACCAATGGAACTGCTCAACTGGTCTATTGTCATAACCCCCAGGTTCTGGGACATAATCAAGGAATCCGATATGTTTTCCATTTCCAACGCCGAAAGGTTATACGCATTTGTCGCTGTTGTAAGCACTGATAATGCCGAAGAAGTATCCGTAAAGCCGGCAACCGCAAGCTCCGTTGCCTGACCGACCACACTTACTGCATCCGCCGTATCTATACCGGCAGATATTGCATTATAGGAAGCTTCCGAAATATCATTGACGCTTCGTGCCATATCCGTGGAAGTCCGGCTGATTTGTTCCGACAATTCGTCCATAGACAGCACGGAGGTATCCGCAACTGTACTTACCTTTGCAATGCTTGTTTCAAATACAGCCGCTGCACTGGAGCAGTCCATAAAACCATCTGCTATCCCTTTTAATGCAGCGGCTATTCCGACGGTAGCCAAAATATTATCCAGTGAAAGGACTGCATCGCCTGCCTTTTTTCCAAACTCCTCCATGTCCCCCGCTGAATTTCTGCTCTCATCCCCCAATTCTCCAACCGATTGCGACGCCTTATCCGCCGCCCCCGCAAGCTCCGTCAACGCCTCTTCCGTCATGTAGCCTAAATCAACCAATTCCTCCGTTGTCCAGATAGCCTGCATTGCTTCCTTATCATAATTGCCTATTTTTTCAGTCCAGTAATCCGTTGCACCTGCAGCGCCCTCAAGTGCTGCCGCTGCCTGCGTCGCACTGTCTTCCGTAGCTGACATGGCTGTATTTGCCGAATTTTCAAGCCTATTCATTGCCATTTCCGCTTCCATTCCGGCTGTTGCCATGGCATTCAAATGATTGCTTATTTCGTCTATCGCGCTAAACTTTACCGATATTCCAGCCACTACCTTCCACCTCCTTTCCATCTACCAGTCAAAACAGGTCTTATGCAAGGGCTCTCTGTCTCCACCTGTTCGGAGGCAATAAAAAAAGCCCGCCTCTTCCACGGCATCGCCTCAAATTCCTCCGGCCGGAGGTTATGGCGCTGCCACAGAAGATGGGCCCAGTATCCTTCACTGCCCTTGCAGTTAATCAGTTTTTTGCGTCATGAATATCTCTCTCTGTTTCCTTATCCGATTCCTTTTCGGAAACCCCAAGGACCTCGAGAACCTTTTTAGAAACATGTGCATATTCCTCGTTTGTGGGAAATACCTTGAGCGGCATATCCGTAATATCATTACAATTAAAAAATGCCATTAAGTCCGCATTTTTTAAATCCGGATACACCAGAGCTTCCACAATCATCCTCCTTCCGGACTTTGCCGCGTCAAACTCTGACGTATAGACCGCTTCCCCGTTCTGTACCACATAATTCCCCTTTCTATCTTTCAAGGGCATGTGCGTACGGTACATAGCCCGGATTTCCTCCATTTTATCATTATGCAACTGCCGAATCTTCAACTCCACCACGTTCCCGTTTTCGTCCTTGATGGTATCAGGACCGGGAACCGTAAAAATTTTTTCCTCCTTTGCTTCCTCTCTCATAAAATACTTCAAACTCTTTTCAGCCATAGCCTCTACCTCCAAATATAATATTAGGGGCACATGCATAATGGTTTCGCATGTGCCCTGTGTCCTTATTTAAACCACATTCCTTGCCCCAAAGGAAATCGATTCCTTCACGAGCTCCCCGTCAGTATCAATATCCATCAGGGGGATTTCACTGGTGATAACGGCGCCGGTAACCGTAACAGATTCGCTGCCGTTAATGCCATAGTAATCAGAATCCTTGTCAGTCCTGATTCCCTGAAACGTAAACTCCGGCGTCATTCCGTTCTCGATATACTTCTTTACAATCTGCTCATACCTTGGCGTTGTCTTATACTCCTCCAAGGTACCCGTAATGTCATACCCCACCCACCGTCTGTGGGTTCCCTTCTTGCCCACAATTCGATAAGTAGAAACCTTGGGAACAAAACGGATTGTCATCTTTACGGAATCCATTACCTCTTCACCATCGATAAAAGCCTTGCCTTCCACACTGGAAACCGGTTTTATATTCTCAGACATCCTCCACACCTCCTATCTTGTAGAAACAGAGAAATACATCTTCTCTGCCGAATCAACCGCCTGCAGACCGACATTAAAGAAAGTATCGTCACCATGGCTGCGGCTCTTGTCAACGTAAAAATCTGTGGCAAGGTCAACATTGGTAATCGCGCCATCGTCCGCATACTGCTGGAGCAGCCCCCTGCCAAGCCCCTCCATGATAAGCCAGCCGTCATTGTCATTGTCAAACTTATTCGGCGGAAAGTTTTTACGAAGGTCCTCCGCAAAAGAATCATACACACGGATTACCCTGTTTTTGGCATAGTCAGGTGTCCTCTCAGTGGTAAAATTGTGGAGGGAATTAATATCATACTCCGCCACAATCTTATCCTCCTCAGAACGGGAAAAGAAAAACTCCCCATTCCTGACCGCCTCGACCGCCTCATCACTCGTTTTTGCCCCAACAATCCCCGTTGCACCTTCATATTCCAGATACGTAAGGGACTGCGTCTTGGAAGCGCCTGCCGTAGCGCCTGTCACCCACGCACAAGTCTGTGCCTTTGTCAGCTCTCTTCCATCAAGGGAAACGGCGTTTGTCACATTAATAATACCCTCATAGTCCGCTGCGCAGTCCGGCAGCACAGCCTGCACATACTTGCCCACGCTGTCCCGCAGCATTTTCATTTTTGCAATGCAAACTGCTTGCAGGGTAGTTTCCGTAACAGGAAAACACAACGTATTAAAACGTATCTTTTCCAGTTCATCCAGAAACTTCGTCACCGCCGAATTTTCCACATCACCGGCAGTACCACCCGTAAGAGACAGGGCAGCAAAAGCCTTCATTTCTTTTTCAGGGCTCTCACAGGAAAATTTCACATACTTTCCGGAAGCTGCGGACAATAAACCTCCCACAGTCCGGATTCCCTCATAAAATTCCACCTTTTCCGTTCCCAGATACACAGCAACGCTGCAACCGCCCTCCACGCTCTCTGTAGAAACAACCTTAATATCATTTCCCCTAGTACCGGGATAAACCGCCTGAACCGAAATGCCATCCTCCGTAACTGCTTTCGCGGCAGTCCCCGCATTTATTACATACACATAACAAGTGACAGCATTCTTAAATATTTCCCTTACCAGAAGCATGTTGTCATTGTCATCATATACACTCCGTCCCAAAAGTACAGCAGAAGCGTCAGGGGAATCCACGGACAGCCTGATAAACTCCCCATCAGGCCCCCAGTCATACCCAATCAAAGGCACAACCGCAATTCCACGTTCAGACCCCTTTGATTTCTGCGTCTTACTGGACTTTACATTGACGTAGGTGCCGGGTCTGACCTTGCCTACGTTTATATCAAAATTTCCACCAGCCATCTTAACCCTCCTTCTTTACTGCTGATTTGTGCAACCACTTTTCAATCACTTCCTTCATTTTGGAAACCGTATATTTCCCACCCTCCATGCCGGTCGTGATTCCCTCAAACGTACTGGGAGATACCCCGAACAATTTTCTTGCGTTCGCCTTCAGCACATCATAGGAAAATTCCCTTTCCCCTTTTCCTGCTTCCGGTTTCTCCCCCGACGCTACAACCTGTTTCTCTTCTGCTACTGACTTGTTTGCCATCTTGCTCCTCCTTCCTGATTAACCGATTGGCGCACCGTTCATAAAAATACCCTGCGCTTTCCTGATATCCTCTGCCTCATACCGCGTGTATCGGCTCCATGACAATTCCATCTGATATACGCCCTGCTCAATTTTCCTAAGCTTCGGCATATCCACCCTGAAATGACCTCCGGTAAGCCTGCCCTTTTTGTCCCTGACCGGAATCTTATTCCGGTTAGCCATAACCGCATTTAATGCTGCTGCCGCCATATGATAAGCAGCAAGCGTGTCACGGTCCATGAATTTCACATACATAACGAAACGGGTGGCAAATGCCCCCGTAGAATAAGCAGCTCCCTGCGGCTGTTCCCGATAATCAGCCCGGATGCCTGGCCAGGCGCTTCATAAGGCGAGTCAAAAATATCCACGCCTTCCTTTACACCCGTTACCGTTACAATGGATTTATTGACGCGGTTTCCAATCTGGTACAGCTGGTTCTGCAGTACCTGGTAATCGTCCAGCGTCATCTCTTTCCGTTCGGTCACATACACCGTTTTTTGTTCTTCATCGTCTTCTTCCGGCTTTTGCTCCTCATCGGCTCTGGTTTCCTCATTATCCGCCAGCGAATCCCCTGTATTGTCATCATCCGTCAGGGTATCTTTCGGAATGCCGACCCACTGTTCTTCTTCCTTCTGAAACCATGGCTCCATGACAGGCCGCAGCGCACAGAAAATAAAGCATGAGACGACCCCAAACAAAACCGCATATCCGGCCACGGCAAATCCGCGCTGGACTGCCTGTTTTTTATTTAATGGCTTGTCTTTTATCTTTTCTTTTATAAAATGCTGACCCTCATTTCTGCCTGGCATGAAAAACCTCCTCTTTTGCATACCCTTTTTGCATACCCTGTACATTTTTGTTTTTCGATACCTTATGTAAAGATTATACGTGCAAATGGCATTTATTTCAAGAAAATAGTGATTTTTCTTTGGAATATTACTTTCCACGCAGCGGATTATAGGGTAAAATATAAGCAGTGCAAGAACTGAGAAAGGAATCTGTTATGAATAAAAAAGTTCTCTATACTTTGGAATATTATAAAATTACCGAACAGCTGGCCAGCCACGCTTCCTCTGACTGGGCAAAGGAACACTGCCAGCACTTAAAGCCGATGACAGACAAAGCCAAAATCGAGCAGGCACAGACCGAGACTGCCGCAGCGCTTTCGCGTATGTTCCGCAAGGGAAGCGTTTCGTTCAGCGGCATACACAAAATCGGCCTTTCCTTAAAGCGCCTGGAAGCCGGCGGGGTTTTAAGCATTGAGGAGCTGCTGCATACGGCTTCGCTGCTGGACGCCGCCAAACGGGTAAAAAACTACGGACGCAAAGACCGTGACGACCTGCCGGGCGATACGCTCGACGCGATGTTCCAGGCCATCGAGCCGCTGACGCCGTTATGTGAGGAAATCCGCCGCTGCATTCTATCAGAAGATGAAATTGCAGATGATGCGAGCGTGCAGCTGAAATCCATCCGGCGGAGCATCCATGGCATGAACGGAAAAATCCACGCCCAGATGAACAAAATCCTCAACAATTCCACAACCAGGACGTACCTGCAGGATGCCGTCATAACGATGCGCAACGGCCGCTACTGCCTTCCGGTACGCGCCGAATACAAAAACCAGATTTCCGGCATGATACACGACCAGTCCGCTTCCGGCTCGACCTTTTTCATCGAGCCGGCCAGCGTCGTAAACCTGAATAACGAATTAAAGGAACTGTTTTTAAAAGAACAGGATGAGATTGACAAAATCATTGCCACCCTGAGCAGCCAGGTGGCATCTTACAGTTCAGAGCTGTTAAATAACTACAAACTGCTGACGACGCTTGACTTTATTTTTGCAAAAGCCGCGCTCGCCCAGGAGCATAATGGCACGGCACCGGAATTTAATACCGAAGGACGCATCCGCATCCGGCGCGGCCGCCACCCGCTGTTAAATAAAAAAACCGTCGTACCGATTGATGTCACGCTCGGAGAAGATTTCCGCCTGCTCGTTGTGACCGGCCCGAATACGGGCGGCAAGACCGTTTCCCTGAAAACCGTCGGGCTGCTGACGCTGATGGGACAGGCCGGACTGCATATCCCGGCCGGCGACCGTTCGCAGCTGGCGGTATTTGAAAATGTATATGCGGATATCGGGGACGAGCAGAGCATCGAACAGAGCCTGAGTACCTTTTCCTCGCATATGACAAATATTGTAACGATTTTAAAAAAGGTGACCCCGGACTGTCTCGTGCTGTTCGACGAGCTGTGCTCCGGCACCGACCCGACCGAAGGCGCGGCACTG